TCTAGGTCAACCGCGAAAAAGGGAAATATCTCATCAAGCTCAATGACATTTTGTATCTTGGATAAATCACGGCTCATGGGATTACCTGAACCGCTGCAAAAGTAATCCCGTACAAAGAAGACCCGTCAATTGACCGATCTCGCTGGCCTGAATTTAAACGCCAGCGACCTCTCGCATTGGTAACAACAACCGTTGACCCATCCGCCGAAGCACTTACAACATTCGGCCAAATATCGAGCGTTGCTTGACCCGACGCATTTGTGTCTATTTGAGTAAGAACCTTGTGAAGGGTGGCTGTCGATGCTGATCCAAACTGAACATAATCGCCAGACTTCAAGTAACCTGTCGCGCTTGCAGGTAGCCCATCAATAGCAATTGAGGAGCCTGTTTGACTTGCTCCGTTGATGGCCGGAGAACCTGGCGCGCTAGATGCTGACCCTCTTGGAGTTGCCCTGTTGGGATCACCCATTAAGAATGTACCAGCACGTCCGTTAAGGCTCAACAACCAAGCAGTCCACTCTTCTGCTTGTTCATACTTCATCACTGGAAGCTGCACTTCAGCTTCCCATCGCTGCCCTGAGTGATTGTGAATTTGCTGCTTGTAGGTGAATGGAGAACTCGTCATGGCTGTTTGATTGACAGCACGAAGTGTAATACTTGAAATTCCAGTAACCGTTGGCAGGTCTCTTGGATAACTAATAGCCATTAAAATGCTCCCGCGAATGAACCACCACGGCGCTTGGCATCTAACACCGCTGCCTTGCTCGCTTCTTGTATTTGAGGCATTAAACCGACGATTTCAGCACGAACAGTTTGCTGGATACCAGTGGTCACGTTGATCGTTTGATTCACGACCACGCTATCACCGCCGCCAACTGCCGCCTTTGATTGCGCTACACTTAACACGCGACCAGCCGTTGATGGGACGAATAATTCTCTTCCATGCTCGCCTGTAACATAAGGCCGACCAGCTTGCACAGCGCCACCAGATGCTCTTCCTGATCCGCCCTGAGATGGAGTTGCGCCAAAGAAATTGCCAATCGCCCCAGAGATAGAGCTTACCATTCGCTCCACAACCAAAACTCTGTAAAGCTCTTTAATAATGTCAGCAGCCATTGATCTGAACGCATCTTTTGCAGACATAGTGCCATCGACCATAGACATAAAGGCGCTCTCCATGCTGCTCTCAACAGTTTGCATCACTGAGTGTAAGTTATCAGCATCGAAGCCAAGCTCTTGCAGATAAGGCGAAGCCTCAAGCATTTGGTCAATCATCTTCTGAAGCTCAGTGCGAGTGTCCTCAATGGCTGGTGGAATTTTTTTCAGTGGGTTTAATATTTTACTCGCAGCAATTTCAGACGCCTCCCAAAGATCAATGAGCTTTTTAGCGTCTTCAATATTTTGAGCTGACGTTTCGCTCTGAACACCACTTTTGATTTGAGCTAAGAGCGTCTCTAATTTCAACTCTTTTTCTTTTGCAATTCTTGAAAGCTCTGCATCCTTGGCTTTCAACTTGTTTAATTCGGCAAGCTCTTTATTCGCCGCAATTTCAGCGGCCAACGCTTGAATGGTTTTAACAGATGTCTCAGTTGATATTTCCTCTGGAGTTGGCGGTTCTGGCAAATTGTTAGAAGGCAGAGCGCTGATTTGAGACTGAATCAAAGAAATTTCATCTTGAGTTTTCTGCAATTCGGTCTGGTACATAGTCAGACGATCAAATTCTCTATCACTCAAAAGGGCAAAATCAGTTAATCCATCATCGCCTTTTGCCTTTTTTATGATCTGCTCACGCTTTTGAGATACGCTTTCCAAGTGAGATTGCGCATCATCAAGCTCAGATTTAAGATCTTCAGCCAATCTGATTTCTGTACCGGGCAGCATTTCATCACTGAAAAGCTGGCTGAATGTATTGAACAAAATTCCCGCTTTTTCAGCCAACGTGGCCATGCCAGAGGATGTGGCAATTAAAAGAGGAGTAAGGTTAATCAAGGAAGAGCTTACGTTTGCATCTATAACCCGAGATAGCAAATCAAGTTTGTCTTGGGACTCTTCCGCACTTCTAATAAGTCTCTCGTCGATCACAACGCCAAGCTCTCGAGCCTCTTTGCGCATTCGCTCCATTCCATCTGAACCTTCGCGCAAAAGGTTAATCATGGGAGCGCCGCTTCGCCCAAACAACTGCGTCGCTATCGCAGTCTTTTTCATTGGGTTTTCAACTTTATTGACCTCATCAGCTATTTTAGCTAATGCGCCGTCCAAGCCCAAAGCCATCAAATCGTTTGCAGAGAGGTTTAACTCTTCTAAAGCATACTTTGCTGTGCCGATGCCCATTGATGCTTCCGCAAGACCCTTGCCGAGCTTCTCAATGCTTTTATCAAGCTCATCTTGCGTGACGCCTGAGCTTTCTGCGACCGTGCGCAATTCTTGAAGCGCGTCCGTTGTGATGCCGATCTGATCTGCGGTCTTCCCAATGTCATCCATTGCCGTAACAATTCTTTTAACGCTGGAAATCAACGCCGCCGCAGATAAAGCTGGCAAAAGAGCCGCAGCAGCTCCGCCCAATTTAGAAAAAGCCGCTGACGTTTTTCCCAAACTCTTATTAGATTGCTTAGCAAATCGCTCCACACGCTTCTGGCTTCGATCCATAGCGCGGGTAAATTCTTTATCTTTTGCCGAAAGAATGATATTCAGTTGTTCTGCGCTAATTGCCATCGACTCGCCTCACCAGCTCTCTATAGTCACCAGAAGTCATGGCATCATAACCCGGCTCCTTGGGTGAATGTGCATCAGACCACCCCTTGAATGCAACCCATGTATCTTTCGGGATCATATCACGGATTTCCTCTGGATGTAAGCCAGCGACCATCCCGTTGCCGATCATGGATCGGACATTCAGTCGGCTATGTCGGTGGCCTCCGGCTTTTTTTTTACTTCCGTTTCATCACCAACGTCAGGCATGAAGGCAACTCCAAGAACCGCTTGAGCGATTTGATAGAGCCGCATCAAGTCTTCTGGAGTGCATTCATTGATGACCGCATCCGCCTGGGCGTCCTTCATTCCGCCGCCAACTAGTCCCAAAGCAACAAGATCGCGCACCTCTTTGCTAGTTGGCTTCTGGCCTCTGCTGAAAAAACCATCCCAAAGGTCGAATATACCGCGATGCTTATCTTCAAACCTCTCAATCTCACGATTGCGAAGTTTGAAGGAATAAGTGGCATCGCCGATAGTTTCGACAATGCCACCTCTCTGTGCTTCAGCAGTAATCGCCATTAGGCGGCTGTAAAGGTGACTGTGCCATTTGACTCAAGAGAAATGGAGTAAGTGACGCCACCCTCAGTCTCGCCACCAAACTCAAGTGAAGCGATGCGAAAAGCGCCAGCATATGTGCCAAAGTCAGGAACAACAATTTGCATGTTTACTGAATTGTCTGCCGCCATCGCAACAGTATTCATCCGAGCTTCTGCTGTGCTGTCTTCAAAGAAACCATCGCCAGATACGCTTACGTTTTTCAGACCAGCCAAGGTGGCTGTGAACAAAGCGCCTTCTGGCGTTGTGCAATCTGGAGTTGTCACATCAATCGAAGAGTTGTTGATCGTGAGTGATTTTGAATTTAAACCGCAGAGGTTTGTGAATGCTTCTGCTGATTCACCATCGCCGATTTTGACCAGCAAGGCGCGTCCAAGTTGTTTAGCCATAACTGGCCTCCATTGTTGTGCGCTTGCCCAGAGCGCAGGAGTCTAGGCGTTATCTTCAAGCATAGCCTGAAGCACAATGACAGCCGTGTAGCCACGACCCTCACCATCTCTTGTAACCGAAAAAGTTTCAAATATCAATTCAACCAGATTGAAACCAGCAACCGTCACAGCGCTCTCCTGACGATGCAGAGCGTCTTTTACCGCCTCAACTATTTGAACGGCCTCAACACGCCCTGAAGGACTGCGAGAGTGAGCCTCAAGGCTAATTCCAACCAAAGCACCCTCGATTGTGTCAGTATCAAAAGCTGCGGGAGAGATTTCATTAAATCGCAAGTATGGAAACGTCGCATTTTGCGGCGGCTCATCATAGACCCTAGTGCTGACAATATCGGTGATATTGCTGTCGGCAACCAGTGCAGCGCGAAGACCCTTCTGCAATGAAAGTGCAAACCCATCAGCCATTGACAGCCTCCTTGATCCCACGACGAATAGCCGATTTTAGAGACTTTTTAAATTTTGGACCCTGAAGTTTTTGCGCCAGACGTATATATGGCTGCGCCTCGGTAGTCCCGCGATTTCCCTTTTTCCGACCAAACTCAACTGAGTTTGCTTTTATCTGCGCATCTTTCTCAGGGGGAGCAGCTTCAACAGAGCCAAGATATTCGTTTGGCTTGTTCTCATATTGAGTATAAATCCAACCTTTCAGCTCACCAGTGGCAACCGGAACAAGATTGCGAGCCAGACGCGCAGCAGCCTCAGTATTGCGCTTGATCGACTTAACTATCTGACGCTCAACAGCATCAGGCATTTTGTCAAATTGTCTGCTCAATTTCTTCGCGCCAACCACCTTCATGTCGCAACGCCCTTCTCAATGACAAACTCAAGAACAGTGTCCTTGGCATCAAGCTGGATCACGTTCTTAATTGCCCAGGTGATTCCACGAGCAATTACACGATCAGCCGCAGTCAGGGTTTGGGTCACGCTGTCAGAGCGAACTCTGAGCGTTGCAAGGTTGTTGTCTTCCAAGACGCCACCAGATATCTTTTCTTTGCCTCGTTGCTCCAGAATATCTGCCGAGCGCGTCACAAGGGTGGCCCATCCGCTATAGACATTCCCATAATCGTCAACCGCGCCAGACGATAACCGCTGGAACTCAACGCGATCGCGCAGTTGGCCAGCCCTAACCATACCAACAATTCCGATAGAGGTTCAGCATTTCCTCATAGCCAAACGGTATGTTTGAAAGCTCGTCTGCCCCGGTTTGCTCGCGATTATCATACCAATGACCGATAAGCAGCATGAGAGCGTGCCGGATCGTCTGCGGGACATCAGTGATCGCGTCTCCATATCCGATCTCATATTCAATCTTAATTGCATCTGACCGCTGCTGCGCAGCAGGCCATGTAAAACTATCTTTTGGACTGATAATTGTAGCAAAGTCAGTGCCAAAAACTTGATAATTGTTGACATCATCAGACTGAATAACGCCATCAGTGTCATAATACTTAACCGCAGTCACGTTTTGAACTGGGCCAAGTATTAAAGAAACATTCTGAGGAGGATTGGAGTGTATCCATTGCGCCCACTTTTGAGTGATCATAGCCTGACCGAGTGCGCCCCGCACATCTGTATATGCAACGGCGACATCAATCAGCCGCGTCAATATCGCATCATCGTCATCATGCTCAACTCGCAGTTGCGCCTTTACCTCCGCCAAAGTGATCGGAGTTATCAGAGGAGCATCAACTAGCTCGAGTGAATGATGACATGAAAGCGGCTTGACCATGACTTATTCCTCAGAAACCGCCTTGCGGATTTTCATTTTCTTTGTGGCGCGCTCGATCTTTGTTGGAGCTACCGCAATAGCTTCGGCGATGCCAGCTTCAATGAAGCGCTTTGCTTCAGCATCATTGCAATCAATCTCATCACCAGCGTTGTGGCTAAAGTCGATCCCGGCCATTCCTGTAAGTAAACGAACTTTCATCAAAAATCCCTTCCTGTTGAAGTGAGAGGGGCCAATCGGCCCCTCTCTTAGTGCTTATGATGCGGCTGTGATCAAGTGCTTAACAGCGGCTGTGTTGGACAATACACCGTCGAATCTAATGTAACCCAATATGCCGAAGTCTGGGGCAAATCGTTCACGAGCCACATAGATGCTCGGTGCGCCGACTTTGCGAACATAGAATTTGGACATATCGCCAAAGACCATGACCTTCTTGGCCGCTGCAAGGCTATCCATTGCTTGGTTTACAACTACGTTATAACCCAGCAAGTTCTGTGGAACGCCAGCCTGATAGTTGCCCATCTGCCAGAGATAGTTGCCGTTGCCGTCTTTCAGCTTGCGAACCGCAGCGAGTGTGCTGTCGTTCATCATAATCGCTGTGGAAGGCGAGGTACGGTAAGCTGGGTCAACAGAGTGAATGAAATCAATGATCTCATCTGCTGTCACGGCTGCAACTGCGGCTGCTGTTTTACCAGCGGCTGAGTTGGTCACGATGCCTTCAACGTCAGACGAACCTGAACCAGTTGTCAGCTTGTCATTGGCGATGCGACCAAGGCGCTCACCGATCAACTCGCCCAAAAGGCTTTCCATGTTCAAGATGCTGTCAGCGTTCAACTCGGCAGACCAACGAATCCACTCGGAGTCGAAAGCAAATGCGCCAACGGACTTTTGACCGAAGGTTGCATCTTTGCCGCCATCGTCTGTTGGCTGAGTGCCTTCAGTATGAGCAACGGCAGTAACGGCTGTATCGTCAACGGTTGGGATGTTGAACTGACGGCCATCGGCTGAGTTGATAACTGTGAACAATGTGCTGTCGTACATTGGGCCAGTTGCAATCATTGATTTCTCAATAAAAGTAGCAAGCTCAGTTGGCACAGTGTAACCACCAGCAGAGTCAGTTCCGCTGACTTGCGCACGCTTTTCACGCAATACGTTGCGAACTTCTGCGTCAACAAAAGCATCACCACCAGCAGCAATCATTTCAGCGAAAGCAGCGCGGTAGTCCATTTTGAAGCCTTCGTCTACGGCTGGCGCAGAACGGTCTTCAAATGTTGGACGACGATCAAGGTCAACGCTGTCACCAGCGCGGAGCGCGGATTCAACTTTTTGCAGGCGCTCCACCTTTGCGGCCAGCTTATCGTGATCGGCCATCATGGCGTCAAATTCACGCTCAACTTCAGAAGCGCGAGCCTCTGGAGTTTCGTCGCTAACTTCGTTAAGTTTAGCACGGGCCTCGGTGGCGATGTTCGCCATCTTCTCCCGCAGGTCTTTAATATCAGCCATTTGGGCCTCCATCTAAGGGAACTGGTCTGTCTCACGACGATCAGATTCCACGCACTTGCCCAAGGTGCAGGAAAAAGGGCAACAGCGGGAGTCCGCTGCTATCTTTTACAGTTTAGACTTCATCCGAAGCCTTCTAACTGCTTGTGACTTAGTATTTGCATCACGATGCTTCTGCAAAGATCGTAAGCCAATATCTGTCCCATCATAGGCAGGAGTCGTCACGATTGAAACATCGTAAAGCTGCAAATCCTGAATGCTGCGAAGCGGCATGTCACCGCTATCGTCCCACTCTTGACGGGTTGGAACAAAAGCAAAGGACATTTTGTCTAAATCGCCGCGCTTCATCTTTGGAACAATGCTGCGAACATCAGGATCGCTTGCATCCAAGTATGTATCAACAAACAAACCACGCTCATCTTCGCGCAGGCTCAAAGTACCTGATCGCGTGCGAGCAAGAGGCAACCCATCATGGTTCACAAGGAAAACAACATCATCGTTTCTCTTTAGCGCGTTGGTGAACGCACCGCGCTCAATAACTTCGCTGAACATTCCGCCAATATTGGTTTCTTCTCCAAAAACAGCAGCATAACCACTGACACGGATGCCGCCATCATCCTCTGCACGGACCTCAATCCGCTTTGTGGGACGGAACTCACGCTCCTGTTCTGCAAGCATCTCAGGCTCTTGATACTCTTCAGACTTACCAAAAACCACGATCACTTCGTCTTCAGTCTCTTCGATACGCTTAATATGGCGTTTCTTTTTGCCATCTTCGTCATAGGAGCGAGCCGAAACCTTCGTCAGCGTGCTGAACTTGTGGCCAACTCGCGTGCCAGACGGCGACCAGCCATCCTCGACCTCACGATAAACCATAATCAACGCTGCTGGGTCATCCTCAGTGCCATTTATTGTAAAGTCGGTATCTGGCACGTTGATTTCGCCATTGCGCTCAATGCGCTCAACTTCGCCATAAACCTCTCCGCCAGAGCTATCCCAAGTGACATAATCTCCAACGCTTAATTCATCTGGCTCTGCGCGATACTGCATTTCAGCCTCCATTTTTTTAGACGATACCACAGAACTGCGGTCATCGTCCACTCGTTCAAGTTGAGCATTCGCCCAAGACCGACCAGAATCGCCACCCCATAGCGCCCAAGCTATACGACCATTGCTCGGATAGCCGTCCTCGCCTGGTCGAAAACCCTCTGCTTCCTTGTCAACTTCATGCCGCGAGAAATAGCTGGCCATGCGCTGCACGGTCTCCATGCTTAGATTTTCGCCGTTTGATATGTCACGCGCGCGAGCAATCCCAACCTCAGTGCCACCGCGACCAAATTCACGCCGCCAAGCTAGACCGCGCTCGGCCTCTTCTCGCATTGCTTTATTCGGTGTCGGCATTAAAACCCCCGACCTGCGCGGTGATTGGAACAGTTGCGCCTTGAACCATCAAGCTGTCACCGCCCTCGACGGGTGACATATTCTCAATCGTGCGAACCTCATTCGGTGTGCGGATGGCGTTCTGGATCGTGGTTGCGTGTGCATCCATGCGGGTCTTGAAGTCACCGCGCAGCAAGCCATCAACATTAAACTCAATGTACTGCTTGGAGCCGCGCGGAAATAGCTTCAGGTTCATTTCCTGCTCAACCTGCTCAATCCAACGCTTCAAAGTGTGCTTCACAAAGTGCAAATCTTGCTGCTCTGTGTTGCTAAATGTGCCGTGCGTTAAGTCCTGCAAGAAAACAGGCGGCAAGCTGTAAATTCGCGCGATCTGCTCAATGCTAAACCGCTGCAACTCAAGCAACTGCATTTGCTCGGGGTTGAAGCCGATCTGCTTCATCTCGTGGCCCATTGGCAGAGCCATAACTGGACGGCCTTCACGGGCCAGCTTGGCAGTGGTCTTAGCCACATCATCAGACGCACGGGCGGCAGCGGCTCCACTTTGAAACGGACCTTGCAAAACTACTGGAGGGATGCCGCCAGATTGAAATGCCTTTGCACCGTATCTGCTGGCTGCGATAGCCATGCCGATTGCATCTCGGTTGGTAGCGATTGGCCCTCGCACATCTAATCCGTTCGATTTCAGCATAAACGGAACATCAATCACTTCGCTTGCGGCGTAAGTTTGGCTATTGTGGAGGTAAACTCGAACTTGCCTGCGGCCCTCTGTGCGATGCTCAACGCGCGTATATTTCGGATCAAGTGGCCAGAGGTTTTTGACAGCGCCGTTGCCAGAACGCTCAATGTAAGTAACACAACGACCACCAGTAAACACTTGGTCGAACATATATTTGCGCCATTCAAATGATGACATGCTGTCGTTTGCTGCATCATGCAGGATGTTCTCAAGCGGTCCAGATACCTTTCTGCGACCGTTGGCAGTCTTGCGGTAGACATGCAGAGGCAATCCAGCCAGCGTGCCACTCAGGAAATTGACCGCCGCCCAAACAGCAGGAACACCTAGAGCCGTGTCAGTGTTGACTGTAACGCCAGCTGATGCCGACATTTCACCCCAACCCATAACTTGCAGGAAATCCTCTGCTGATACAGGTGAGCTTGGGTTTTCTAAATTGCGACTTTCTGGTTTGCGAAAGCGGTCAAATAAAGCCATCTACGAGCGTCCTCGATGTTTGTTACAAATTAACACATTAAACGGCCATCGTAAAGGCAGGGTCATCCCAGGGAGATGCTGCAATCACTTGGTCATCATGGGCGGAAGCGCCTAAAGCCATCGCCAAAGCGACTAAGCCATCAATTTTGCTCACACTTTTCCCCTTGTTTAGCTTTCGGTTTCCAGCCGGATCACGCTCGGCAACTGCTCCGGCAGCGCACATATTCAGGATTGGATTGCCACCGTGATGCAATTTTCTTTCCGCAACCAGCCTTTCGAGCTTATCAACCGCTGGAGCCATGTCTTTAAAGCCCTGACCAAACGCAGCCATAGGGACTTGCGCACCGATTGCATCAAGCTCCCTTTGAAAGTCATTTATTCGCCAGCGGTCATAAGCCAGAAGCGATATGTCGTAACGCTCAGAAGCCTCGGCAACCGCTCTGGCCACCAGCGCAGGGATAATAACCGGGCCATCAATCAAAGTTAGAAAGCCCTTGTCTGCCCACAAGTCATAAGGCACCTTGTCAGCCTTTGATTTCTCCCGAATGCCATCGGCAGGCAGAAAGAACTGCGGAACAATGTGATAACCATCATCAGCGGGGAAGGCCATCACAAACGCAGTCAAATCTCGGCTTGCCGACAAATCCAACCCTGCATAACAACTCATGCCGGATTGAACCTCTGGCTCGGAGTTGTTGGCTTCCCATTCTGCGCGGGACAGGAATGGAGATGTCGCCTCAATGCGCTGATTTAAGAATAGCCACCGAAAGCTGTTTTCTTTTGCTGGCAAACGCGCAGCCTGTTTTGCAAAGTCTTGAATATCTTTTAGACTGCGGAACTCGCCCAGCGCCGGATTTGCCGCCCTCCATGCGTTCTTGTCCAATATTTCGCAGTCCTCTTCAGCGGAATAAAGGTGACAAACAATTCGCTTGTCTTTCGCATTCTTGGCGTCATCCAACCAAATGCTAAAAAGATCGCCGTCAGTGGCTGCTTGCGTGCTGATTGCAATCAGCAAAGGGTCATCGTGAGCGCCCTGCGCAGTTTCGATTGCTTCAATAAAACTATCTGTCGGACCTCTAACCTGGCCGACCTCATCAAGAATAGCCAGCACAGGTGACAAGCCGTGAGCCGTCCCGGCCTCCGCGCTGATCGCTTTATATTCAACATTCATCGGCAGGCCGACCAGTGATTTTTGGCTTGGCACTATTTTTATTATTTGAGACAAGCGAGGCGAAAGCCGCACCATCTTTTCGGCCAGCTTGAAAACAAGAGCAGCCTGATCTCGGCTTCGTGCGCCGCTGGTGATCTGGCTGTTCTGCCTTGCTTCAGGGCCAACGATGTGTGCGAGCAGGATCGCGGCGATAAGCGCAGACTTACCGTTCTTTCTCCCGACCGAAAGATATGCCCGGCTGGTTCCTTTCGGGTTATCGTATATATCAATAATAAATTTTCGCTGGAATTTCATTAACTTCAAAGACTTGCCGACTAGCTTGCCCTCTGGCACAGGACAAAAAGCCTCAATAAATTGACAAACTTTCTCCCCGCGCGTTGTCATGCAATTTGCTCCATCTTAGCCCAATGCAGCTTTTTAGATGCCCTGACAACACTTCTGCGCTGCGCACCACTTTCAAATACAGCCTTTGCGGCGCTCTCGTTAGTTAATATCAAGTCTAAAAGACGCTCCACATTTTCGGCCTCGTCCGTCTGAAGGGATAAAGTTATCATGCTGAAAGCTCCTCATAGGTCTTTCCGCTTTCGGCATGAGTTGCCTTTTCGCCAGTGAAGTCCTGCCATCGCTTGATGATGACATCGCAGTATTTTGGGTCTAATTCCATCAACCTTGCGTTTCGACCATGCTTTTCGCAGGCGATTGCAGTGGTTCCTGACCCAGCGAAGCTGTCCAAGACAATGTCAGAACCTTTGGTGTTGTTAAGCATTTGATACTCAAATAACTCCACAGGTTTCATCGTCGGATGCTCGCCATTGCGGGTGGGCTTGTTAAAATCGAGAATTGTGGTTTGCTTGCGGTCTGTTGCCCATAGGTGCGCGGCACCCTCTTTCCACCCATAAAGACACGGCTCATGTATCCAGTGATAGTCTTGACGCCCCATCACCAGACTTGATTTCTTCCAGATCAAGCATTGGCGTATGGGCCAGCCTATATCTGCTGCTGCGCCACGGAAATTATATCCCTCGCTGTCTGCATGCCAAATATAGAAAACAGCGCCTTTCTTCATCACTGCATCCGCAGCGGAATAAGAATCACGCAGGAATGTTCTGAAAGCATCATCGGTCATGCTATCGTTTTGAATGGTTAGCTTTTCTTTTGTTCCTCCCTCATAAGCAACGTTGTATGGCGGGTCGGTGAGCCACATATCAACAAGCTGCCCTTCACAAAGTTGCTCAAGGTGTTCAATGCTGGTGCTATCACCACACATCAGCCGATGCCTACCAAGCACCCAAACATCTCCCTCAACGGCAACAGGAACCTCCGGTGCTTCTGGCACGGCATCCTCGTCGGTCAAACCCTCAGTGCCTTCCTCGCTGCGCAAAAGATCGACAAGCTCATCTTCGCTAAAGCCCATCAACTCGCCAAAGTCTCCAGCCAAATCCTCAAGCTCAACTCGCAGCGCCTCATCATCCCAGCCAGCATTAAGTGCCAGCTTGTTGTCCGCAATAACCAGAGCGCGGCGCTTGCGATCATCAAGCCCAGTAACAACAACAGCAGGAACCTGATCCATCTTTGATTTTCTTGCAGCTAAAAGCCTGCCATGCCCAGCGATCAAATTGCTTTCTTGGTCGATCAGGATTGGATTGGTAAAGCCAAACTCTCGAATTGAAGCGGCAAGCTGCGCCACCTGTTCGTCGCTGTGCGTCCTGCTGTTCATCGCGTAAGGAATTAAATCCTCAACCTGAACAATCTTGTGTTCGTAAAATTCCATCAGTTAGCCCTCGGCATTGCTATTAAATCGTTGTCATTAAAAGACTGTAATGTTTTGTCGGCGTCAATAGTGGTTCTCGCATAGCCATTTACAGTTCGAGGATCGCTGGCCATTTGGTTTAAAGACATTGAACGGATAACAGCCATCTGCCTTCTCTCAAGAGTGTCGATCACAGAGATTAATGGATTAGGAATTAATGTGCCACGCTTGTTCTGAATAAGAACGCCAGAACGATCTAGGGTTTCCTGATGCTTTCGGATGTCCGACTCCATTCGGACCACCTTGGCTAAAAGGATCAAGTCCATGTCGCGCCAGTCCTCGCGTGCGCGTGCGCGCGTGAACTGTCCCCATATCACTAATTCTTCGTCGCTGCGCAATTCTACACCCTGCGGTAAAGGGACGCTTTCGATTGCACCTTTGAACCCACCGAGGGCTGCTGTGACGCTATTCTTGTCGCTTCGCTTTTTCTGGCTCATTTGTTTTTCCCAAAATTTCCGTAAACGCGCAAAAAGAAGTGGGCGGCACTGCTTCCTCCTCT